CCTGTGGTGTTTTGGCTTAACGAAGCGTAGCCAAAAGAATTGTTGTAATTACCTGTAGTGTTTGCGTCTAAAGCTAAGGCTCCTACTGCGTTGTTTCTTGTGCCCGTGGTGTTTGCTAATAAAGCACTTCTGCCCACTGCTGTGTTGTTTGAAGCTGTAGTGTTCCCATTTAAAGCACCTTTGCCCACTGCCGTATTTTCTGCACCAGTTGTATTAGACTTCATAGAGTCATGTCCAACTGCGGTATTGTTATTAGCGGTGGTGTTCGCGTCTAAAGAGCCTTGTCCTACTGCAACATTAGAAGAGCCAGTTGTAATCGAATCACCCGCTTGAGCACCAATTAGGGTGTTTTCTTTGCCTGTGGTTACTGCGGCTCCTGCGTTATAGCCTAATGCTGTATTGTAGCTATAAGTTCCTGAAGAAAAACTTTGAGAAGTTAAGGCTTGATAACCTATGGCAGTAGTTCTGGCTCCTGCTACATCCGACCCTAATGCAGATTGCCCTAATGCTACATTAGAAGAGCCAGTAGTCAGGACATCACCTGCAAGACCACCGATGAGGGTGTTTTGAACGCCTGCGGTTACTGCGGCTCCTGCGGCAAAACCCACTGCTGTGTTGTAGGCATCGGTAGCAGATGTGAAATTTTGTGTCCTCAAACTACCATATCCAATAGCAGTAGAGCGAGCGCCTAAAGTATCTGCCTCTAAAGTGAAAGTACCAACCGCAACATTAAAATCACCAGTAGTAATCGCAGTACCTGCTTCATCGCCCACGACCACATTATAATTACCACCGCTTGCAATGCTGTTACCTGCGTTTACGCCTGCGCGGAAGTTACTTGTTCCTGCTGAAGCCGTGATGATGTCTGCACCCGTAGCAAAGGTGACATCTGCTGCAAAGTTAGATGCACCGTCAACATCTAAAACGTCTAGGTTAGTCGTGCCGTCAATATCTATATCGCCTGAAATGTCTAAGGAAGCACCTGTTAGGACTCCTGCAACAGTCAGTGTAGAAGCCATGTCAACTGCGCCATCAATGTCAACAACGTCAAGGTTGGTAGTTCCGTCAATATCTATATCGCCAGAGATGTCTAAGGAAGCTCCTGTTAGAACACCTGCAACAGTCAGCGTAGAAGCCATATCAACCGCACCGTCAATATCCACAACGTCAAGGTTAGTAGTTCCGTCAATATCTACGTTACCTGAGATGTCTAGAGATGCAGCGATTATCTCACCGCTTGCATTGATAGCTCCGTTAATATCAATTGTAGTTGCAGCTATTTGAATTTCTGTGTCAGCTACTATGTCTAGTTGTCCATCAGCACTAGAGTTAATGTAGATTGCTGAGTCTCTGAACTGGACTTTTTTATCAGTGCCAAGAGTAGAATCAGCATTAGAAGCAAAGCCACCATTAAACACAGTAGCAGCGGTTGTGGTTAATACGCCTGTAACGAGTGCAGTGGTCGCCATGTTTACAGCACCATCAATGTCAACAACATCTAAGTTTGTAGTGCCGTCTACATCTAAATCGCCATTAAAATCTACGTTGCCTGCAACTGCAAGCGTTGTAGCCATGTCAACAGCTCCGTCAATATCAACAACATCAAGGTTTGTAGTGCCGTCTACGTCTATATCTCCAGAAATGTCTAAAGAAGAAGCAGTCAACACACCCGTAACACCAAGTGTACCTGCAATGGTTGCGTTCACATCTACATCTAGTGTATCTATGTGTGCTGTACCATCTAAGTAAAGATCACGCCACTCTTGTCCAGAGCTTCCAAGATCAAATGCACTGTCAGTGTTAGGGATAATATTACTATTTACATCTGCACCGAATACAACATTATCACTTGCTGCGTCACCTAGAGTAAGCGTACCGCCATTAAGTGTTGTAGTACCAGTGACTACAAGAGTTCCACCGATAGTTGTGTTGCCTGTTATACCTAGTGTGCCGCCAACAGTTGTGTTGCCTGTTACGCCTAGAGTGCCTGCAATGGTTGCGTTAGCATCTACGTCTAGTGTATCTACATGGATAGTTCCGTCAAAGAAGCCGTCCTTAAACTCTAAAGAGCTAGTACCTAAGTCAATGTCTGAATCAGTTACAGGAACAATTGCACCGTCTTGGATGCGAATCTGTTCTACTGCTGCACTGCTTACCTGTACAAAAAATCCCCAACGGTTGTTAGTGGTATCGACTACAAGCTTGTTTAAGAAATCTTGATCGCCAATAATTTCAATGTTACCACCTTCTCCTGCTCCACCGTCATGTTGGTGTCCGGTAGTTCCAGTAGAAGTGTATGCAAACGCAGATACAAGTTTATTGTATTCGTCATTAAAAAGTGCAGCGGTGATTGTATCGCCATCTGTAAGTGTGCTTTGTCTAGTATAACTTGATCCTGCCATGTCTGGTTATCTCCTGCCTGATGGGACGTAATCAACGTACAAGCCGTTAATTGCATAGGGTGCGTTTTGGTCATCACTGGTAATTCTAAAGTTTGTTACGTGTCCACTTCCTTCTACTGCTTGTCTAAACATTGGATCTTTACTGCCGCCAAATGTTGCTGCTGCAAACGCTACGTTTCCAAAAGAAGAAGGAATTGGAATTCCTACTACGGGATATGGTGCAGGTTGAGGAATATCTAAGTCTTCGTAGTCATATCGAAGTCTTAGAAACGGGAGTATCTCGCCTTCAGGAGACACAGATATTTTAACGTAGTACAAAGTCTTTCGAGTTCCGATGTCTCCAAAATCATAATTGGGTGTGCTATATTTTGCTGAAATATTAAAAGCTGTTCCATCATCAGAAAATGCATTGCCTGAGTCATGGTTATAAACATAGCCTTTGCTATCTCCGTGAAATGTTTTTTCCACGCCATCTTTGTTAAAGCCCGATGTTAGACCTGTTGCTTGTATTCCTTTTGTTTCAGACCATTCAAAACCGTTAGGTGTTAATGTTCCTATAATTCCAAGCGCAATAGACGAAGCACCACCAACCTGACTAAAAAATAATCTGTATTGTGATTTGCTTCGGAGTACTGTACTAGCAAGCGTAAAAGTATTTACAGACTTTGCAAGTGTAGATATTACAGACTGTATTTGCCGACTTACTGATCCTAATTCAACGTCACCAATACGTGCTGTACCTGCTACTGAACGTATGCCATCCGGTGAAAGAAACACCAAGTCACCGCCAATCTCTTGGATGCTATGTGAACTCAAGCAACCTACGTTTTTAGTAACTGGAACAATTGCAATGTTAGAAGAACTAGTAATGTTGATAAGCTTGTGTATGCTATTGCGACAAAAGATAATTAAGTCATCACGAAAGCTTTTGATGCCTACTACTTGGTCTGGCAATAAGATGCTGCCTGCACCTGAACCAGAAAAACTAGATGGATCAAGTGTTGAGCTATAAAAGATTGTGTTCTTTGCGGTTGGTGCGCCTGCTACAACTAAGTGATTATTGTGTATAGCGCATGTGGTCGGTGCTGTTGTTCCGCTAACAGTTACTTCTTCTGCAAAAAATGTACGGTTAGCTAAAGTTCCTGTTCCTGTCATTTTAAAAAGAAAAGGCTTATTAACTCCGTCAGTAATAACAACTGAGCCGTAATCGGTGTTTCCTTCAAATACTGCAAAAGATGTTTGAGCTTGTGCAGTTCTATCGTCTGCACTGCGGCCTGAAAAAGTTGAGAAGTTATCTCCTCCACTTGCAACGCTTGCTTTGTTAATCTGTAACCAAGTAGTTTCGCCATCTTGACTAAAGAAAATTCCAACGCCACTACAAATAATTACTCCGTCTGCATATACTTGCACACCAAGAATACGATTACCACCGTTAGGTCGAGTATCACCAAAAGCTGCGTAACCATTTATACGTCTGTACCCGCCATCTGGATTAACTTCAAAGTTTAATAACTCTGTAGCAACTCCGGGCTGTGCGAGCATTTCAAGTTGATTAAGGTTAGTATTTAAACCACCTCTGCATGAAATACCAAAGGGTTGTGAAGCAGCCATTAAACGAACCTCATCCGGTCATCTTTAATATCCGCAGGTACTGGCTCAATAAGATTAGAGCGCATGCTACGTAAACCTTTTCTATAATCTTCTAGTGCAAAAGCTGCTGCTTGCGGGTTATCTTTAAACTGCCAGATGTAGTACCTAGCTCTAGCTTGTAGAACGCCCGTATACAAATCTGGAAAAACTATAGTGTCTCCGTGTCCAGAGAGTCTTGAAGGAAGATCCCAAGCGTAGAACCAGACGCGGTAGACCTTGTCAGGAATGGGACTGAGTCCAAATTTGCGAGAGTCAGGGCTACGTATAACAGCGTTAGGTACACCAAATTGTTGAGAGTCTGCATCATCTAAGTTCTCCGAAATTCTGCGAAAGTCTTTCCAAGCTTCTATAGTCATAAAGCGTAAGTTTCTAGCTACATAAGGAGCTACTTCACCTGAGACACCTACGGTGGTCATGTAGAAGTTGTCCCAGTCTATTGAACTAAAATCCGTTGTGATGTTTGAACTAGCGGGTTTTAGTTCATAAAATCTTGTGCCTGCAACAGTCTCAACATATACGTTGCCGTACATAGGATCTGTCTCACCACTTTCTGCCGAAGCTAGAAAAGGCCATTGTGGTTCTTCAGTTATAATATCAAAGTAAGCGCGGTTTACTGAGTCTTTGACATGTTGTTGAACACCTAACGCGCCTGCGAAAGTTGTTGATGTAAGGGCAACTTCATTGAGTTCTCGTAGAAGCTCATTAGTTAATTCAAGGTAGGTTGTTGCCATAAATTATTGCGCCTTTGATTTAGTTTCAGTTTCTTTCTTTCCGAAAATAGCGTCCCAGTTATCTTCGTATTTCTTTTTATTCTCTGGCTTGTACCAGTTACCTGTGTCTCCAAGGATTCTTTTCTTGCTATTTCCTTTAATCATTACAGGCTTGTTGTCGCTTCCTACTAGTGGCATAAATACCTCTTATAAAGATCAGGGGGCTTTTACACCCCCATCTCTAGTTACTTACTTAGTCGATACCGTAGAACGCTGAAACCATTGCTTCAGGACGTAATACTTTAGCACCATATACGTGCAGACCACGACAGATGTCACCGAAGCTATCTGGATCACGGATGACCTCAGTGCTTGTGATAGTCTGTGCAGTTGCAGTGGAGCTAATGTGACCAGACAGTACTTGACCCGCAGCATTGCTTGGAGTAGCAATGTTGTTAGACTTGTACATGTCAAAGCCGCGTAGCTTGCCAGATGATACTAGACCGTTACGGATAGAGCCTTGGCCTGCGTTGAAGTCTACAGACATTAGCTTAGAGCTAGACTGAGACAACTGCTCGTAAAAGCTAGGTGGAGCCAAGAACCAACGACCTTCTTCTGGAATGCTTTGCTCGTCAAGAAGACGGGCCATGTACGCCATAAGATCAAGAGGATCATGCTCATTAGTTCCAAAACCAATATCCAAGTTACCAGTACCGTCAAAAGTTCCGGCGGCTAGGTCAGTAGCATTGTCGCTACCAAGGATGTGGTTAGGGCTAGAAGCTGAAACGCCTGCGACCATCTTTGCAATTACACCTGCGTCAAAAGCATCTTTCAATGCGTAAGCAGCAGAAGAAGCAGCAACTTCTTTAAAGTTAACGTGAGACATTGCAGTTTCAATATCATCAACGATGAATTTAAATGCGTTGGCTACGTCAACAATCAAAGTAGTTTCTTGATCGGTCAGTGCAGTTTTAGTGACATCAGCGCCACGCTCATACTGATAAACAGTAATTACTGGCTCTTTGATGATCTTTACAGAATCGCCGTAAGCAGAAATTTCACCGCTGTAGTCAGTGTTGGTGATCGCTTCAGCTACAGAAGCTTTGCGAAAAAAGTTAAGAACTTTCTTCGAGTAAATCGAAGGAAGAAAGAAACTGTTAGTTTGACCAGATACTGAGTTACCGAAGTTACCGTTAGTGTCTGTGCCTTGCTCAAATAGAGCGTCCGATTGGTTAAAAGCCATGTTGTGTTACTCCTAAAAAAAGACAATAAGTAGTTACTGCACTCTGCCTTCCATGATAGCTAAATCAATTTCTTGTTCAAACTTATCATATTGTTGTATAGACAAAGCTGCAATTTCCCGTTGTGTCCAAATCTTTGGCTGCTTAGAATCTACGCGAGTAGTTCTTGTAGATACCATATCTGCTGCTGAAGAGTTGGAAGATTGTGACTTAGACGGTTTTTGCTTCTTACTTGTCTTGATGCCGTTCTCCATTTTATAAAGATCAATAGCTTTGACTGCTAAATTAACATTGTCTGGGTTTTCATAGATCCAACCTTGAATTACTTCAGGTTGTTCTTTAGCCCATTCGTGGAACTTATCATCGCCTCGTATATCCTCAAAATCAGGATGCCGTGAGCGTAGTGTAGATTCAGCTTCTTTTCGCTGTATGTTTAATTCTCGTTCTTCAAGAACAGACATTTTAGTTTTTAAAGCTTGCATTTGTTGTTCACTTTGTAAGTGTGCAACAGTTTCTACGGTTTCATATAGATCAGGATATTGCTCACGAAAGTTTTCAAGATCTTCGGCTGACTTAGGCGGGGCATATGCAGGTTGCATTTCTGTTGCCGCTGCTGTAAGTTGTAGTTCTTTCTGCTTAAAGTCTGCAATTTTCTGATCGTAATGTTTCTTTAGATCATCGTATCGTTTCTTATAATTTGTAGTACCTGTCTGAGCTTCCTCTTCAGGGGCCGCTTTGCGGGTAGCCTTCTTAGGTGTCTCTTCTTGGTATAGCCCATCTGCTGATCCTCGACTGGGTGCGTCTTCTGTGTGCCATGCCTTTCGAGAATTGTATGGATTGGCTTCGGGTTCATCAAGTTGTTCTGTTACATTACTCATCTTGTCACTCTCCTTTTGGGGCTTGCTAGTCTTTCAAGGTGGCTATATTACTCGCGTTTGTAATATAGGGTCTTGATACTTCAAGGTGGCCTCTGGATTATATTTTGTGATAAAGGGTTTAAATTAATAAAGTGGCTTTATCGTTATCTTACGCTTGGCATCCGGTTAGCAGTGACCATTTGTTTCTTAACTTCGTCATCACTGTCATAAGAAGACATTTTTATATCGTCTTCGCTAGTTAAACCTCCGAATGCTTTCTTCATGTAACCACCGTCATAGGCTTTCTCAGCTTCGTCCATCATAGTTTGTAGCTGATCAGCGCCCATTTGATCGGTAGCCTTCTTGGTGAAAACAAATTCACCATCCGATAACCTTGCGGGAATCGAATCTGATACTCCAGTTCCCGGCCCTTCTACAGAGCCTTCACCGGAAAATTCTCCTGCAACATCCATAACCTTGTCAAAGATGCTACCTAAACGCTCGTCAGTTTCTAGAACGCTCATTAAATATTCTTGTTCTTCTGTTTCTAAAGCTTCACCTAAAACAAATTCTAAGTAGTCGCTTTCCATTTCTGCATCTGGTAGTTGTGAGGCTTCTGCCTCTGCCATTTCATTTTCTGGGATGTTGTCGTAAGTATCTACTGGCATTCCTTCTTCCATTCCCATTTCGGGTGGAACAAGCATAGAGCCTTCAGCGTACTTCATCATGCCGCCGTCTGAATAGTCTTTACGTTTATTCATTTCACCGCCTTCCATTTTTCCTTCAAGCATTTCCGCTTCTGCATCCATTTTTTGAAACGCTTCGGCGCGGGTTTCTGAGCTAAAACTATTGTTAATATCAGCACGATGTTGAGCTACGTTTTTTAAAGCTTTAGGATTGCCTTTGTATTGTTGTTCGGCTGCGTCTAGGTCAGCGTTTAATTTTATAAACTTATCAACATCAGACATTTCAGCTTCACTACCTTCAACATAGCCTTGACGATCTAATAAGCCACCTTTATTTTTTTTGTCTAAAGGGTATTTTTCTACAAACTTTTTATATGCTTTTTCTCGTGCTTGCCTGTCAATCTTTTCTTCTTTTGGAAGATCTTTATAGTGAGATCCGGGGGGTTTGCGGGGGTAATATCCGGGATCTCTTTGTTGTAGTTTTTCCATTTCTGTAAAATGATCTGTTCCTGTTGCTTTGTTGTCCAGTAATCTTATATTAGAACCTTTAGGGCTATCTTTCGGTGGGGGTGCAGGCTTAGCAATCAAATTAGTTTCTAATTCTTTTTGCTGTTTTTTACTTAGTGGTGTGCCGTTAATTACGCTTTCCATTACTGCATGGCTCAATGTCCCCGGCTTCGGCTGGTGTCCCTTTTCGATTGTCGCTGGTGGAAGATCCAAGAATCCTTGCTTTAGAAGTTCTTTTAAAGTTGTCATTTTTTATTATCCTTCTTTCCGTTGTTTAGCTTCTTGCACCTGATCTTTTAGTTGCATTAAATTAACCAGAGAACTCACTTTCCCCTGCTTGCGGAACATTTCCAGTTCCGATGTTGCCACCGCCAGTCCCTGTAGCTCCAAGTTCTTGAGGTTG